AGATGAAGCAACTTCAGATAGATGAGACTGCTAGGCGCTTAGAAGTATCTCCAGCAAGAGCAGAGGAATACATTCAGGCAGGATCAGCATTCCTTACCATGACTGCACTTAAAGTACTTGAAGTTGGTCATGCATTTGTTACTGCTGTATCCTGGCCTATTCTCACCTTGCCTAACCTCTATATGAACTTTCCTAAAACTGCGCTAGGGAATGGCGTAGAGGCTACTTTTCCATTTCGTGCAATAACTGATGGGATTAGGTTTCGCTTCTCTGCTGCTGGTAAGAGCCATATAGATCGTTGGACCGCACAAGGTTACGCTGAATCAACCGTGTCAGAAATATCTGAACTTCAGCATCTTCTTAGTACAGGAGGAAAGGGCGCTGTTGCTAGGATAGATCAGATAGTCAATAGTAATGCAGTAAAGACCATGTCCTTCTTCACTGACTTTGCAGAAAAAGAGAGTAGACTCTGGTCACTTGCTACTGGCTATATGGCAGCTAAGAGGGCATTTCCAGGGATCACAGAACGTGAAGCTGATATGTTTGCTAAGAGTTTCCTTACTAGGACTATCGGTAATTACCACGCAGGACAACGACCAGCCCTTTATCAAGGCACATTGGGCATGGTTATAGGGCTTTTTCAAACCTATATGCACACATGGGCACAGACAGCTTGGAAAGGTATAGAAGAAAAGAATTTCCGCGCATTAGGTAGCATGATGTTTGCACAAGCTGGTATGTTTGGTATGTCATCTATGCCTTTGTATAATCAGTATTCTAGGGTGATAGGTGAGAACTTCAGTGATGAGCACTTTGATTTGACTACTGGAACATACCGTGCTTTACCTGAGCCACTTGCTGATTTTATAGTATATGGTTTGCCGGCTAGTCTTGGTATTGGACTTTATACTCGTGGTAATATTCAGCCTAGAATCCCATTCACACAGGAGAATCCATTAGATACATTGGCTGCTATTAATGTAGCAAGGCAGACATATGCAGCTACTGCTGGAGCTATAACTAATGCTCTAGCTGCTAATGGTATGGCTGATAAGGGTAGGGCAATATTAGAGGGATTGTCCGTTCAGTCTCTTAGCCGCCCCCTTGCTAGGATAGTAGAAATGGTACCACAATACGATCAGACCACAGGGGAAGTTAGAGCACTAGGAAGTGTGACTAGAGAAGGGAATACTATAGGTAATTCTGCTATGGTATGGAGTGTTCCTGGAGTGCTTAGCAGAGTTTTGAGTAGCAGAAGTAGTGAGGAGCAGATTAAGCGTGATACTATGTATCTGTCTAGTTTTTATGGCGCTATTGATAGTGAGAATAGGAAGGAAGCTGCACATGCTATGAAGATCTCACTAAGGAATGGTAGTTTGGATGATGAGAAGCTAGATATGATTGCAAGTAGATACCTCAGAAGTGGTACTGCTCCAGGATTTCGTAGTGCTCTTAATGAAGCAATATCCACTACTGAGGGTGGAGTGGACTATACGCTTAGCAGGAAGATAAGAGATGGTAGTCCGTTCATGCAGATGATTGATTATGGTTGGTAGTCTTTCGTGTAATATTTATTCTGTAGTTCGAGTGCGTGTCGTATATCTTGTGCATGCATTCGAACTGCAGCCTGTTCCTCTCTTATCAACTTATTCCTCTCTGCTGCTTCTATAATAAGAGGAGATTCTCCAATAAGAGGATGACCACAATTACGTCTAGTCTGGGCATTCTTTGCAGGCTCCAATATCCCTTTTATATTACTCCCTTCAAAGAGTAAATTACATTTCCCATCCCAAGGCTCCCTTCCACATTTTCCACATATCTCCACAATATTCTCCTAGAGTTTATTAATAGCTCGAATAACAGCAGGAAGATCAAGTTCTTCTACTGTTTGTTCTAGTACTTTTTCATTAACAGTTTTATTTACTTCTCGCTTGGGAGGATAACCGTATACATCACGAACGTATATAGCATTTGCATCCACTGCTTCAGTTGCTTTATCATATTGTACTGCCTTAAATTCCTTCTTTTCGTCACCATACAATGCCTCATATTCCGCTTGTGAAATATATTCCTTTTTCACTATTCCAAAACCGCCTGATTCAAAATTAATAATAGTCTTGCTCTGTTCAATAGTAATCTTATAGCTCATGATGGTTCCTTTAAAGTGACGGACTTAGCCAAGTTGGATACTTCTGTTTCGGTAATATTCTCTTCTTGATTCTACGGCGATTAGGTTTAGTTGCTATATACTCTTGCAGCCTATTTAGGAACTTCCTTCTTTCCTCTGGGTACTTTTCAATGTGCCTAACATGTTGTACCCTTCTCCTACATTTTGCACTACAAAATTTCTGTATAGCTTGAATAGGTTTGAATAATGTATTACACTTTGGATTATCGCATTTACGTTTAGCGGTATCTCCTTTACGAAGTGTCATCCTTTCTTTCCCTTCAAGATAACTTCATCATAATAATAACTAGCAGCTTTCCTAGCTTCCACTTCAATAACAGCCTTTTGAGTTTGGTCATCCAATTCTACATCAAGACCAAAGGCATCTGCATACCATCTAGTCATAATATTGGGATCAGCATAGAATGTGCTATATGGAAGTTCCCTATGCAATCTTCCTACTAGCCATATTTCAAATCGCATCATTAGATTATTAGCCCTGAGTCCTGAGAATCTATCCGCTGCTATTTGTTCACTTGTTCGAGTATCATGGTTATTGACAGATACTTTAATGCGACCACTAGAGTGTCGATCTCTATTATCTATTTCGCCCATCTTCTGGGCAATGACATTCTTAACTATGCTGTTGATGTCCATTATCCAATATCCTCTATCCTTTCATCTTCCATAAAATCTTCATAATCATCCAGTTCAAATAGACTATAGAGTTCCTCAATCTTAGTCAATTGCTTAGGACTAGCATCTCTCTTTTTATCTATCCACCAAGAGAATACACTAGGCACAAAGTCTAGTGCGAATGAGATACTCCTTTGCTGCCTCTCCGTAAGAGCATCCTTGTAATCATCACTTTCTATAAGCTCACTACAAAGCTTATCAAGACTTAACAGTTTCGCTGCTGTTATCTTCTTCAGGCTCATATCGAGTTTCCTTTGGTCCATGGATTAGATCATACGCAGGTACGCATCCCATATTAACTAGGATCACCCATTGCTCATGGGCAAGAGTGCAATATACTTTATCTGTCTTAGGATCAGTAAGATAGACTGGAATTTTGTGATATTGAAGTTCTTTAAGAAAATTAATAAACCCCATATCTTTTGGTGGAGTCATATAGTAGTTGTATTTGAACATCATCCAATCTCCTCTGCTGTCAGAAAGTCCATATCAATAAGTTCCTCTTTCCAAGATTCCTTCTTACCCATGTTAGGTACATATCCTTGCTTGCCATCAATATGAATACTCTTAATCTTTTCTGCTTGTTGCATACCAGATAGAATATCAACAAGCTTATTATAGTTATCTACGTCATTAGCTAATTCTTTATAAAGGCGTCTTGCTCCAACAGGTGCATTGTAGTGGCTAAGAATCTGAATAATCTTATTGACTACTTCACTATCTCTGCTCCTACCAAACTCACCAAGAGCACGAGGCATTCTAGTCTCTGTAGCAAAGAGCAGCGTATTAGCTTGGATAGCATCATCCACACTGATAAGAGTGCGACAATCCATAGCAGCAAATATCATAGATAGTTTAAGTAGATGAATAAACCGTCTATTATTATAATGCTTAAATCTAAAGTCATCGACTCCAACAGCTTCATCATACATTTGCTCTAGTATCAATTCAGCACCTTTACTAAGCGTGATAGGACCATTGACATGTTTCTTTATAGCTACTAACCTATCTACTACATTTTTAATGTCTTGCTTTTCTGGTATAGGAGGCCAAGCTAATTTAATACCTGTAGCTTGACTAAACACTAATATCAATCTACTCATGATCCCCTGTCCTATTGCTTCTGGTGGAAAGACAGAGTACATCATATCAGGCTGACAACCAGCAAGCATATTGACTATAGGATTCTCTACTATAATACTCGTACCATTAATCTTAGGATGCTTATACTCATTCTCACTATCATAGAGATTCCCTAGCATACTAAGGAACTCTAGATTGTGCTTACCTGTAAATTCTATAAGCTCACCTGTCATAATAAAGCCAGCAGATGGTTCGTTTATTTTAAGGTCTATCAGTTCTTCTATATCTCTAGTCTCTTCTTGATCGTTGAATGGTTTAAGATCAATAAGGAAACGTTCTTTACTTGTCCTATCTGCTGCAAAGCGATCATAGCCAGCAGCTTTTAATACTTTCTTAGCAAGCTTAATGGCTGTACTCTTTCTAGTAGCTGGTTCACCAACTAAGAGAATGTACATATTAGGATAGTACGTCCAGTGTCCGTGCTCTAACCAGCATTGTCTGCCAAGCAGAGCAGCTACACAAGCAACAGGACACCAGCGATTAAATACTGTAGGTACTTCAGTAGATTTCTGAGATGCTAGTCCAGCATATTTAAAATACAAGTCAAAAAATTCTGTATGCTTAGTTGGTAATGGAACGACATTATTCTCAGGTTGCGACATCTTTCCATTCCTCCGTGTCTTGCCAATTCTTTGCACTTATCTTGCACTCTGATGGTATCACCATAGTGCGCCCGTTTATTTGTACGGGTTGTTGCCTATTTAGGAGGATATGAAGATATTCATTCGCTTTATCAATCTTAACTTGTCCAAATATACTATCGTGAATTTGTCCTTTAATTCTCAGATCACCATGACTTTCAACTGTTAATAGATAAGATTCCCACCAATCATCGTTGAGAAGATCAACTGATAGATTCTGTGGCTTATGTGCTACTATACTACGTAGGGTAGCATGCGCAGAGGAACCACTAATTGCCCCAAAGACTCTCCTTGTCCAGCCTAATGGAGATACTAAGAATCCACCTGAGTATTTAACTTCATTAAGGACTTCTTGATACCAAGCTTTTAATTCGGGAAATGGATTATGATAGAGAGACAATAGCCAAGCAGCAAAAGCTTTAAGCTCCATCTTCTTGCCCAACTCTTGCATAATCTTAAAGAGTTCTTGTGGAGTGACAACTACAATAAAAGTCATAGCACCCATGAGATAATTACTCCCGTGGATGATGCGTTTCATTATCTTATCGCGCTGATATTTGGTAACGCTCTCATAAGCCACACCGAAAAGCATACTATAGAGCTGTTTATAGAAATCTTTTGTAGTATCCTCAAGTGCCTCTACCATTTTCCAGCACTTAGACATATACCCTACAATCCTAGCCTCAGATTTACTTTTGTCTATTTCAAAAAGTAGGTATCCCTCATCAGGAATAAAGAAACATTTTACCCCTTGTTGTGGAATATTCTGAACTTGCAAACCATAAGACTGCCATTCTTTACCACTCTCAGCTTCATTATCCCACAAGCCAAATGCACTCTTAGAAGATGCTAATCTTCCTGTCTCTGTGCCTGTTGGTCTTACTGTCCAAAGTGCTCTATCGCCATATAGATAAAAATTATAATAGGTGCTTGCTTGCTTCTGTACTTCCTTAAAATCTAAATGCTCTTTAACTAACCTAGCGAATAATGGATGTTGTATTGCAACCTGATTGAGTTCCTTCTCACCTGTTGCACTCTTACTTTTACTCTTAGGTTTCTTTGCTCCAAGGAGGTCATAGAAGAATTTAGATACTTGTTGGGGACTGGCTGGATTATAGTCTTTATATCCTGTGTATATACGGAAATCTTCTTGTATCTTGGTTGCCTTTTCGACAGCCTGATCCAGCAATTCTTTCCGTTTAACTGTATCGATTTTACACCCTTCAAAAGCACAATAGATACTAGGGAATGTAAGTCTAAAAGTTCTCTTGTAATTATGTATCCAGTAGTCACTCGCTTGGGAGAGCATAAGTTGTTGTACCATAATCCTGAGTGTACTCCAACTATCCCTTGCACAGTATGCCCAGTAGCTAACAATATCTTTTTTATCTGAGGCATCTTCTGCTTCATGTTTCCACTGACAATAATCGTAGAGATATAAACTTGCATTGAAGTCGAGACTTTGGTAGAGTTCAGAGAAACGAGACCAGCCAAAGAACATAGTATCGAAAAGATAATGACTAGGCTCTGCGTTATAGGTTATGCTATAGGTACAATCATAGATACCATTATGTGCTGCTTTGGTAATAGGAAGTTTATTGATTATCTGGATAGTCCGTAAGGCATCTTGAAAGTCACCAACAAAATCATAATGCCTACGATCAAAATCATATAGCGGTATTACCCAGACTTTAATACTTCCATCCTCCATAAGCATAGCATAACTAACACAAGTTATCATGTTATATGCTGGCTTAGTTTCTATGTCAAATGCTATGACTATTGCCTTTCTAGCATCTGCTATCGCTTCAGAGAACGTGTTAGGGTGGTCAGCAAGATGCCACTTAAAAGGAGTAATAGGCTGCTTACACGTTTTAATCTTTTCAATATCCCGTTCCAACAACCATCTACCGTGGTTAACAGTAACAAGATGCTCAAGAGGATTGATAATGTAGATAGGCACAGCATAATTAAAACGAGATCCTCGATATTCATCTAAGGTTGCTCCTTTATATGTACCTACTGGTGGACGATTAGTTATCTTGTGAAGACTCTTGGTATTACTGACTACGATAGCATCACATATTTTCTCTTGTGCTATCTTAACAAGATCAGTAGCCTCATAGGTAGAGGCAGACATAAGAGCCTGATGCCCGTGTTGTTTGAGTATCGCTGTGTACATTCCAAGGTAGCGTTTATCTTCCTCGGCTACATTTAGGAGGAGTCTCATTATTCTTTTATTCCTTCTATTCTTAGCATTGTGTAGAATACTTCTTCAGGGGAGACATTCAGGATCTTAGCAAGCTCTATAATATCCCAATTGGTCAGATAGTTTGGCAACTTAGGATAATCTATCGAAGATGGTAGTGGCCGCCCAAGCCAGTGAACCAATGCTTTAAAATTATCCATATGATCCACGTACAGAAAATTACTGGCACGAGTATAAAGAGTGATAAGAATGTTAATATCGCAAGGGTCAGTAGTAGCATGAATACGTTCATAGGTTTCCTTTCTTTTATCTTCCAAGAAAGTATCTACATCAATAAAGTCATCCATTGGATTATCCTTAGCAAACATAATGGAGTGGCCTATCGCTAAGCCACTCTTTATGCTAACTAATCAGTCTGTTGCAGGCTTGATATCATTGAGGTTGATATTCTCAAAGTCACCATCCTTCTTCACCCTGATCCTTGCATCAAACTGGACACCAGTCTCCAACTCAGTGAAGATTTGTTTCCATGATGCATTCTTACAGGCTTCAACACCAATAACCTTTTCAGCAAAGTTTTTCAGAAAGCTCTTACCTTGCTCAGTCCATTGATAGTTCATGCTAAAGAGACTACCATCCGGCACTCCAACCTCATCACCAATGTCAATAGTCTTGACAACACTGATAACGACGCTAGCACGACTCTTCTTGATTTCAGGCTTATCTTTATCAGGTTTAGTGCTAGTCTTGATACTCTTAACCTGCAAACGATACAAGCCATTGGGAGGAGTAACAAAGTCTGGTGCACTGACTGTATTATCTACGCTCTCATCCAAGTCAATATCATTGCTATCATTGTCCATAAGTCCGCTCATTTGATTTTCCTTTATTTCAGTTGATTAAAATACTATTTTTTTAATGCAATATTAGTCTTACCAAGTTTAGCCTTTTCAAGATAATAAGCCAAGCTTTGCAAACCAATATCTTCTTCCACTTTTAAACCAATTCTACTACCAACTACACCTTCCATAGTACTGGTACTACCACTCATGCCCATGTGCTTACCTAGCTTCTTCTTAAGAAATATCTTAGTACCAAAGCGATTGGGTACTTCAGGAGCAAAAGTCTTACTACCTATTGCAGGATAGAATTTATCCTTTTGTTGCTTTTCATCTACATTGATTTGCTCATTGTCAGATTCTATGAGTAATCTAGCAATCCAAACATGATTAGTTGTACCTGCTTGCACGACAGATAGCACATCAGTTAGGATTCTCCTCATAGGGCCAAACTCGTCCCATCCAGGTTTAAATCCTAATCCTTGTCCCTTGCATTGGAAAGATAGAATACTATCAGAGAATTGACTGGCATCATCTAGAACTACAACATCTTTTTTACCCAACTTAAACATATTAAATGTTAGCCATCCCTCTGTAATCTTTTCTTTAATACAGATAGGACAATCACATCTACCGTGTACCTCACATATCTGCCAATCTCGATTAGTTGTATATATTTTAGAGATCGTCTCATACGCATAATGCTGTAGAGGAGTGTCAATTATTCTTATCAAGGTTATCTTAGCTGCTGCTTTAGCACTAAGCCTACCTTCCGCTGCCATGCGAATGATAGTCTCTGATCCATTGGTAACATCAAACCAATAGATGTGATCGTACATATCACTCTCTGCAAGTGTAGCAGTATATTCAGTTTTACCTGTACCGCCATCACCATAGATTAAGACAGTATCACAAGGTAATTCACTTGCTTCTGCTTTATTGCGAAGTGCAGCTAGCTCAGCAAGACTTTTCATTTTAGACTTCCCAGATATGCCATGCAAGGCTTACTATCACTATCGCTAAGAGCACAAGCTGTTTCCAATGGATTGTCTGATTGTGCTATTAGTTTATTCTTATCCATGTTATAGCTCACTCCGATTACTATAATTACGCACAAAGTAAATACGACCAAAGCCCAAACACACAACCAGAATTTATTTTCACTAATATCATTCATGTCATTTTCCTTTATCAAGATTAATATTCCAAAGCGTCTTTAGTCTTTCTCTTTCAAAGCTACAGCATTCAGTATTGCCGACGGTACTATACAACTCGATTCTTTGCATAAGGAGCCAAGGAGAGGGTGCACTGAGCAATGCCCTGTTATTAAGCCGCAACTTTTCGGTATGCCTATAAATGGACTTTGTGTTGATTTTACTTGCAGCATAGAGGACATTCCAACTTTCCCAGATCCCAATAGAGTCTTTATATATTGCCGCATTGATGTATGCTCCTGTGATTAAGATTATTAAAGCGGCCCAGATTTTAGCGCTTAGCATTTATCACTCCTATACTCAATCCTAAGATAATCAACCAAGGCATATATGCATATGGAAATTCTAGCATACTATGTAGCACTTGAATTCCAATGATACCATAGAAAGGAATATACTCAGTCCTATAATGAGCAGGCTTACAGAGATAAAGAGCACAAGCCAATAGACCCATTCCAATAAGTCCCGTTTCAGCCAGGAAATGAAAGATGATATTATGCGCATTTCTATCTATTCCTATAGAGTCTTTATTAAGATACATATAATATCCTAACTCTCCCCATCCTATCCCAGTTATAGGAGCCGAAAGAAAAGCATTGATGGCCTGTTGATATAACTCAAGCCGAATTATTATACTTTCCATACAGCTCTAGCAATAAGCACATTAAGGTGGATTAGATGACCGTACCAATAACTATAGTATTTTGTTCGATTATCTTGTGTGAGAAGATACGCTCTTATACGATCAGATAAAGATACGTATTCTTCATATTTATCCTTATCCACGGTGTTCACTATTTTTCCAAACTAGATATATTATCGGGAGATACAGCAGGGACGCCTTGCTTCCTGATAAGATCATTATAAGCATTAGGAAAATTAGCATCCATTTGTTGTATTGCAACCATAGTCCTGCCACTATTCCACATGCTATCCAGTTTGCGAATAGATTCTTCTGCCCCAGTATCCCTACCATCCCTAGAGATTGCACATCTGTATGTATTATCCATCTTGTCCATCCCATTATTCCTGTTAGGGAGAGGATTATAGCACTCCAGAAGATCCCTGCTAGGAGAGCCTTCTGTTGTGTCAATAATTTGCCATAATGTATACTCAACGCAAAGACTAGAATGTACAGACATGCCAGTATTCCTCTATCAGGATAGTGCGTTTCTTGACTTAGGATTAGAAGGATTAGTGCAGCGAAGTACAGATTAGGATTCTTTAGTAGCGGCATACAATGGTTTTCTTTTCATGGTATAACCGCAATTACTGCAAGTCAATAAGAGAATTGGATGTTCTATGGTACTGTTCGTATAATGTTTAGCCCTCATATTGCCAACTAAACACGCAGGACAATCTTTATCTTCTCTTAAATTATATATAGGATAAGCGTTATATTCATTCTTATCTCTTATAGCGGATAATTCATTTCTTAATTTTGTATTAGCGTCCTCTAATTTATCGTTTTTTTCTTTAAGTCTATTGATGGTGTCAGTAAGAGCAGCAATAGTGCTAAAAGGATACATGATATTACCTCACTCCAAAAAGTTTGTGGTTCAGGATTAATAGATGGTACTAGGAAAGGAACAAATCCTATTGCAAAGGTAAGCGCTTTTTCCATACTAATATTGTGCATGTTCTATCCTCTATAATTCTCTGTTCTTCACACAAAT